ATTTTAAATTTGCCATTCCTTGTGAAATTAAAAAAGGAAAAGATATAAACGGTAAAGACGTATATAAATTCAAAGGAAAGGCTTCTTCAAGAAGACAAGATAGCCAAGGGGAAACATTAGACCCTGAAACTTTTATTTTAGATGAGTTCAAAGTGATAAACTGGAATCACCAGTCTGCAAAAGATGCTTCTGCTTATATTGGAGAACCAACGAAAACAATTATTAAAGATGGCGAAATGTTCATTGAAGGAGAATTGTATCCTGAAATGGAAATGACTAAGCACGTAGTATCTTTAATGAAAGCTTTAAAAAAGCGAGGTAAGAACTTATGCTTATCGGTTGAAGGTAAGGTTGTAGAAAGAGGTTCAGAAGATAAAGCTAGCCCTTTATACAAGATAATTAAAAGAGCAAAAATTACAGGTTGTGCAATAACACCGCACCCAATTAACGGAGATACTTTCTGCGAATTAATAGAAAAAGGATTTACTGCTACTGAAAGTTGGGATGTGGAGGAAGAGGTAGAAGATTTAGTAAAATCATTTATCTACAAATCTTTAGATGGAGGTTTAGCTGACGATATGACTATTGAAGATATTGCAAAAAAACACAAGGTAGATTTATCTTATGCAAAAAAGATGCTTCAACAAGGTATTTCTGTAGAAATGGAACATACTGATGACGAAGATACAGCTTCGGAAATATCCTTAGACCACCTTTTTGAAGACATTGAATACTACAATAAGTTGAAAAAGGTAGAAGGTATAAAAAAATCAGATGACATAGAAGATGAAGAGGAAGAGGAGGATGAACAATTAGATAGCGAAATCGAAAACGATGAAGACGACGAACAAGATTTAGATAACAAAGCAATGGATACACAAGTACCAGTTGTTAAAGAATCTGTAGAAAAAAAACAAAAAAGTTTAAAAAAAATTGAGAAAAGCGATTTATATGACAAAATTTTTTCTTATTTTTACGACATCAATATAGTCAAAGCTAAAAAAATCGGTCAATTATGCGAAAAAATTGCAGAAATGGAAAATAAAGAATTAACAGAAGAACACATCAACAAGGCTTTTGAAATCTTAGGTGTAGTTTCTAATTTAGAAAAAGGAGATAAGTCTGAAAAGATGGAAATGGATTCTAACGAAGAGGAAGAAGAAGTTTACAAAGGGTATAAAAAATCTAAAATCGAAAAAGCTTGTACTATGTACAAAGGTATGGGTTCGGATGAAATGAAGAAAGCAATGCTTGAAGATGGTTTCGAATCTAAGTTTGTAGATGTTACTTGCGACTATGCAAATAAAGAAGCAAATGGAGGTAATACTGAAATTAAAAAAGGCGATATTGAAGATTTAATTCAAAAGTCTTTCGGGAATATCGAAAATTTAGTAAAAGGTTCTTCTGAACAAGTAAGCGCTAAGTTTTCTGCAATGGCAGATATTTTTAGAGCACAAGAAGCTAGATTAGAAAGTTTAGCAAAATCCCTTGAAGTTTCTAACAACTTAACTGGAGAATTACAAGATAGATTAAATAAAGTTGAATCTCAACCAAATTTAAGAAAATCGGTAACATCTCAAAGATTTGTAGAGAGATTTGCAAAATCTGAGGATGGAAAAGATTTATATTCTTTATCTGATAGTCGCTCAAGACAAGACTTAGTTTCTACATTAAACGATTTGTCTGGAATTAGAAAAGGAGAAAATTTCGACAAAGAACTTGTAGAAATTGCACAAGAAATAGAATTAACCAAAAGCATTAGTGCTAGAGGAGTTCAAAAATTAAATTCTTTGAACATTGAAGTTCATAAATAAAGAATTGATAATCGTAAAATAAATAATAGGTAGTTTAAAAAAATTATAAATTATGTCCACATTAGACGATTATCAGAGTGGATTCTTAGGCGAAGGAGAAGGTGGAGCTGGCGATTTATTAAAAGCTATGCAAGCTGGTCAAATTACAGGTAGAGATACCACTAATTTGTCTTTAACAGCTGAACCTTTAAAAGCAGAATCACTTGAAACAACATTGAAATTATTAGAATTTCGCCAAAAAGACATCAGATTATTTAATGCAATGCCTAAATTAACGGCTTACAACACCGTTGAAGAGTTCTTGCAATTAGAGAGTTATGGTGCTAACAGAGGTGGTTTCTATAACGAAGGAGAATTATCTGACGTTGAAGATTCCAAATATGTAAGACGTGCAGAGCATATTAAGTACATCCAAATTACTGGAGAAATTACTATGCAAGCTCAAATGACACGTAATTACGTTGATGTTTACAAAAAAGAAGTTGAGAACAAAGTTATGTGGGTTACTAGAACAGCTAACGAAGCATTAACTAAAGCCAACTCTTCTGTAATTCCTCAAGAATGGAACTCTTTATATACGCAACACGCATCTATTGGAAGTTCAACTGGTAACTTATACCAAACTTTAGAGGATTACTATACTTCCAATGTAGTTATCGACTTACGTGGTAAATCTTTAACTCAAGAAGATGTAGAAATGGCAGCGGTTATCGTAGATGATAACTTCGGTGGCGTATCTGATTTATTTGCTCCTACAAGTGTAATTTCTGCTTTATCTCAGGATTACTTCAAAGACCAAAGAATCATGATGAATGCACCAAGTGCAGGTTCTTACAATGGAGTTATCGGAACAGTAGCAAAAGGTATTGATACTACTATCGGTACAGTTGCTTTACAACCTGATAAATTCATGAAACACAACTTCAACTCAGGTAGAACTTTAGCAGACCCATCAACATCTGCAAAAGCTCCAAGCGCACCAGTTGCAGGAACTAACCCAGCAGTAGTAGTAGATGGTTTGTCTAAATACAAAACTGGCGAAGTTGGTACAGTGTACTATGCAGTAGCTGCTAAAAATAGAAGTGGAGAATCTAACTTGACTTTATTAAATTCAAGCGCAGTTACCTTAGTTGTAGGTAGTGCAGTAGATTTAACTTTCACGGCAGGTGTAGGTGCAAATGCAACTAACGGTTATGTAGTGTACAGAACTGAGGTTACAAGTGCAGGTTCTGCAACAGGAGTTCCTTTCTACCCTATCTTTGAAATTTCAACTGCTGAATTAGCTACTGGTTATGACGGTGCAGTTGCAACTAAAGTTAGAGATAGAGGTCGTAAATTACCTAATACAGAAGAGGCTTTCTTAACTGAAATGGTTGATGACGTTTTAAGCTTTAAACAATTAGCTCCAATCTCCAAGTTAGATTTAGCTACTTTGTCTATGAGTAAGAGATTCATAACGTTCATGTTCGGAACCCCATCTCTCTATACTCCCAAGAAGCTAATAAAATTCGTCAACTGTGGCAAGAAATTAACTGCATAAAGACTTATAAAAGCGAAAAATTAAGAGGATATTTATTTATCCTCTTTTTTATTTAAAAAATATCCGTATATTTGAGGATATGAAAAAAGAAAACGAATTACCAAGAGCATCGGGAATATATAAGATAACCTGCTTGCTATCTGAAAAAGTATATGTGGGTAGTGCAGTGGATATGAAATCCAGAAAAAACATACACTTGCACCATTTAAGAAACAGCAAGCATCATTCAAAACACCTACAAAGAGCTTTTCATAAACACGGAGAGTTAAACTTTAAGTTTAGTGTCTTAGAGTTGGTTGAGAGCAAAGGTGATTTGATAAAAAGAGAGCAATACTATATAGACTTGTTGAAAAGCTTTGACTCAAAATGTGGATTCAACACAAATCCAATTGCTGGAAGTAGGTTGGGAGCTAAACTATCTAAAGAAGCTAAAGATAAGATTGGCAAGTCTAAAATTGGCAGAAAAATGTCTCCAGAATCTATCAGGAAAAATATAGAAAGTAGAGCATGGTATTCTCATTCGGACGAAACAAGAAAGAAAATGTCTTCCGCTAAAAAAGGCATTGTTTTTACACAACAGCATAGAGAGAACATCAGATTAAACAACGGAGCAACAGGTAAGCCTGCTCACAATAGAGGCGTTAGTATTACGGAGGAAACAAGGTTAAAAATAAAAGAATCCCTTAAAAAAGCAGAAAAACAAACTTGCGTTCATTGTGGATTCGTTGCTACCCCATCTAAGATAGCAAGGTGGCACAATGACTTTTGTTTGAAAAACCCAAATATAGATATAGAAAAAGAAAAACAAAGGCGAAAAACAAAAGAAAGTATAAGGTTGAAAATGGGTTTGGCTATATCAAAGGCGATGGAAAGCGAAGACTATAAGGCAAAACGAAAGCAAGTTTATGAAAAAAGCCCAATTCTTACTTGTCCTCATTGTGGATACGAAAGTAAAAACGCAGGCAATATGTATAAGTCTCATTTTGATAATTGCTTGAAGAACCCAAATGTTGATTTGGAAGCCATACAGAGGGTAAAAGAAGAAGCTAAAATAAAAGCCAAAATAACCAAAGAAAAAAATAAAACACTAATAACTTGCCCTCATTGTAATAAAAGTTCTTATAACAAAGGGAATATGATGTTAAACCACTTTGATAGGTGTAGAGCTAATCCAAATGGAACACCAAGACCTGTAAAAGTTTATATAAAGAAAGAAAAGAAACTCTATACTTGTAACCATTGTGGCTTTCAATCTTATAAGTTAGGTAGTATGAATAGATGGCACTTTGATAATTGTAAG